ACATCTTTGTCATGCCAGGTTGCGTTGTTAAAATCTATGCGTTTAGGCCTGATAGCATTAAGGGTCTCACTGAACTCATTCTCAACGGTTATCAGATTTATCGTTGTTTTAAGATGCTCTGCAATTTTTTCTAAAATCGGATCTGCCATTATGCCGCCGCTCCCGTCCTCATTTGAGACAATACATAACTTACCTGGCTGTCAATATTATGTTCGAGCCGCGTATAAGCCTGCTCGATAACTCTCGACACAAAATCCTGGGATTGTTCTGTTTGAAAAGCATCGTGCAGTGATGGTCCGAACTGCTCACCAATAAACACATTATGCCAGTTAACATTTCTTACCCGTGGCGACGTATCATAGAATTTAGCTTCGGCCGCGTTCCACCATTTTTTATATTTTCTTTCATGCCTGGTTCCTGTGGTTACATTCCTGCGTTCCCACCTGAATTCGCCATGCATCCCGAAAGCTCGTCTGAAAACTCCTCTATGACCACTTGCCATAGTTGCGATAAAACCATGTTTCAAAAATTTATGACCGCTTTTTTTCCATACCTTGAAAGATACGCCTTTTTTGGTCTGGCGCGCACCGAAATCAAGTAACGGAATAAGCGAATGACTCAAAGCGATAGTCGCAACCCATTTATCATAAGTTGCTTTATCGATATATATTTTATCTTTTGCGTCCGCGGCTTTGATATTAATTTCTTGCCGGATACCTTTTTGAATCTCATTCTTGGCCGGCGTAACAGTTCTATTTATTGCGCGACTGACGATCTGCGGCAGTTTGCCGGGGACACTGCGGAACATAGCCTCAATGCTGCGGAGTTTGCTTTCATCAAGTTTTATTTCAATTGTCGGCTGCATTATCTTACCTCATAAGTAACCATACCGGCGTCCTGGCTGATTGGCTTTTTTATATATCTGTTTTGAGGCGATGAATATTCGTGTGGCCATGGGATGTTTATCATATCGCCGCCGCCGTCAAATTCTGCGGTCGATATCCCTTTAGTTGCATCATTGGCTACCGTGATCGATACAGTACCGCTGTTGGCCGAATCCACGCCAGGCAAATTTGAAATCTGACCATAATCGATAATTACTTTGATTGGTCGGCTGCCGCCGTTTCTCGGTAAATAAGTTCGTATTGTTCCCGCTGCATTCAAAAACGCATCTACAGACGCGATATTGGCCGCGTCAAACGGATTTAAATCAGTACTCGCTGCCGCCAGTGTGGCCGCCAGGGCAACCGCAGGCAGCGAATAAACCCCGCCGTCGATCTGACTGTAGCAAATAAATATATAAGGAATGTTATAACCCAGCCCGGTTACTGTGATTATTCCATCGCCTTGGCGGCTGCCGGCTGATTGCCATGATGTATCCGATGAACCTTTATACTTAAGGATATGCGTAGCATTTTCGGCGCCTGTTATTGTTGCGATAATGGATGTGCCTGATGACACCAGCGACAAAGACGGAGCCTGGGGAGTCATTGATGAATCAATGCTGATCACTCTGCCATGCGTGGCTAATGCAACGATATTTGATGCCTTTATCATATCTTAACACTCATCGAAAGAATTGTCCCTGATTCCGAAATAGTGGCTTCCGCAACGACAGTTGTGCCGTCTTCGGAATCGAGAATTTCATATACATTTGTTTCACCAGTTTTAAGCCTCCAGTTTCCACCGGCGAATAAAGCTGCAATTACTTTCATAATCTTTGCGAAACTCCATGTCCCGCCAACCGTGAAGCCTGTAGCGTTTTTAAGAGCAGTGATAACGTCCGCTGCGGAGATATTGTTTAGACCGCTTATCTGCGCGGATGTCGCAAGTCCGTTTTGTACGCTCGATACGGCCGCGGATGTCAGCCCCATTTCACTACCGACCGCTGCGGGTGAAGCTGGAAGATTATCAGTTTTGGCTTTTATAGCAGCTATTGATGAACCCGCCGCCTCAATAGCTGTTTTTACATCCGCTGCGGAATGACTACTACGCGAAAGCACGTGTGTATCGATTATAGATTGATTTGCAATTATTGTGTCTTGTTTTGCTTCCGTCGCAGGGCTGGCCGGCAGATTGTCAGTCTTTGTTTTTATCGCATCAACAACAGTATCTACCGTTGTCAGATTCGCGGCAGTTGCCAGAGCAGTAACACCAAACATTTGATTGTATGCTGTTTCATTAAGCACTATCCAATAAAAGCTATCCACAAAAATCAGTTCATTGCCTGATTCAGCATTTTCCAGTGATATGATGAGTAATCCTTCAGTATTGGTATCTGTTGTTGATAACGTAATCTTGGCCATACCACCTGAAACAAGAGTTATGACATTAGTCAATGCATTGCCAACTGCAATTCCCAAAGTTCCGGTTGCTCCATTTTGAGCAGACCAATAATCTGTACCGTACGCAGGACTGAGAGGTATTTGAGGAACAAGTATAAAATATGGTCCTGACGTACTGCCAATTGCTGAACTTACAATATAAAATGGCACGGCAGGATCGTTCACCCAAATAAATTTAGTTCCATCTGACCGAATGTAAGACATGTAATTATTATATCTACCATATTCATAATAATTACCTGTCCAGCTTGATCCACAGGTTCCACTGACTATTAAATCCGGTTCGCTTTTTGTTGCGTTTTTTGTTAATGTTAATTTAATCAAATTTTGTTCAAAATTGATTGCTCCGCCGATCGCATCATAGACAAGGGTCTTACCGTCATTGAAGCTGAAAAGCTGGCCGATCAATTTCTCAACCGCTGTATTTTGTTTTAGATATCCGCAAAATTTCATTATTACCTCCGCCTTTGTACCGTCATATCGACAGGCAGATAAACCTTACCCGCCCATTCATCATCATCTAAATCAATTGGCAAACTGTTAATTGCATCAACCGTTGTCTGTCCTGTCCCTTCTGTAAATCTCCACTCCGCTCCTTTAGGCGGCGATGCACCCCAGCCATAAGCTGTATTCGTCCTTGACCCGCCAACCAGAAAGACACCTACATCCCATGAAACCCATCCAGAGTTGTTAAACAGACACAACCTATCTATGTGAAATTTGAAGTTATTACTTCCGATAATGAAATCGGAATTATTGTTACAATCTATCTCGTGAGTATTGGCCACGACGGTGCCATCAGCATAATAGTTGTCATCAAAACCTTCAGGGTATACTTCGATGTGCAACGCTGTGTCAACTCGAACGTCATTGGGTTCGGCATAAAGAGATACACAGTGCCACTGGCCATCGCTAATATATCCCGGCATATTTTCCCATCTACGCTGAGATGTTACTCTGTAAACAGTACTATTTTCTCCATCATAAAAATCTACTGATAAAACACCGTTTATTACTTTGACCTTAAAGTTACCTTTTTGCAACACCGTACCGTACAGATCGCTTGTTTTAATCCAAAAGACAATACCCCATTGTCCATCAAGGTCTAAATGGCTATTATCGGCGAGTATATAAGGCTTAGCCACATATAAGGAATCGTGCGTATATTCCGAAATTGTCAGACTCACCGTTGCTGTGTTTGACTTTCCACCATTTGGTGAAGTGCCTCCGTCATTAACGTCAAAAGTGAATGATGCATTGCCGGCTGAAGTGCTTACAAAAATTACTTGGCTACCATAAGAGCTTAAAGTGTAAGGTGCGTTTTTAATTTCTCCGCCGCCGCTGGCCGGATCGTAAAGTTTTCCAACTGCCGGCAAAGACCTGATAGTATATTTTAATTTACCAGGCACCCGCGGCAGTCCATCATCATCTGCATATAACGGTATAGTTGCTGTTGTGTAAGCCGATATCGTATAAGAATTACTGTCCGCTGTCGGCGGTTGATTGGGATCGATGAAAACCTCTGTTGTAAACTGCCAGATATCCCCTTCGATTGTGAAGTATTCATTTTTAGCGTCGATGCGCCAGTAATATGTGGTATCGTAAATAATTGCGGGATCGTATGTACTGCCGGCCTGATTAAGCAAAAATGGCGGTGGATTGGCGGTCCCGAAATAAACATCATAAGATGCTGCTTCGCCGCTCCAGGACAAAATCTGATTCGTTGCGATATCTGTCGCTTCATTCGCTGGATCCGGGGCTGATGCCTTAGTCGGCTGCCACTTAAAATAGCCTGTCCAGTTTTGAGCCATTAGGGAATAATCAACGAAATTGATTTTCCCATCTTCATTGATATCACAATTGGGATCAGCCTGCGGCGTTTGCAGCCAGTTCGACGCAAAGATAATCATATCGTTGACATCAACGATTTGATCCCCTGTGAAATCTCCATCCAACGCAAAACTCTGGCCACAGAGGACACAGAGAAAAATATAAAATAATAAATATAAAATATTATATTTCTTTACCACGGCTGACAACTCTCCATAACTGCGAGCAGAAACTCATTATTTTTTTCGACCTCATACGCATAGTTCGGCGCATTGGGATCGGGTAACATATTAGGATCTTTGATTATCTCGGTAACAAATTTGATGATCTCGGCGTTTTGCTTGCGATTCTCGATTTTTGTTTTTTTTACCTTGATAATTTTTTCAATTGCCTGTGTCCGATCAGCTTTGAGTCCCATCTTTTGGCAGGCCTGGACGGCTTTGTCGTTTAGATTTTTTGTGAATTGAAAAACTGAATTAACGTCTTCAAACCGCTCTGCGGTGATATCCGTAATTGTGCCGGCGTATTCTTTCTCGGCGAGCTGCTTTTCCTTTTCAGGCAGCTCCTGTGCCATAGATACTACGGCTGCGCTTAAGGTGTTGACATCGTTGTTATCCGCCGCCAGGCAAAATCCGCAAACAAATAAAATTATTAATATGTATTTCATTTTAATTACCCTTTTCGATTAAACGGTCGAGTTTTTGTTCAATCCGCTGAGTTGACTTATCGATATTACTGATTGCCGTTTCGTACACGGCTTTGTCAACTTTTTTCTCGTCAAGTTTTTTTTGTTCTTCGCAAAGTTGATGCGTTTTTTCTTTTAAATCATCTATTTCTGATGATCGTATACCCGCAGCCAAAACTACTGTTACAATGGCGGTAAGTATAAATACGATTGAAACTATTATTCCGAGCTTGTTATTAAGCCATTTATCGTTGTCTTTCACAGGTTTATCTCCTTGATTAGTATTCATCATCTTTGTCGAACCAGTCGAGTACCGCCTGATATGTTAATGAAACCAGGCTGATGATCACAACTGCCCACACCGCGGACGATGACTGCTGTACGGCAGCCAGGCCGGCGATCGCGGCAATAGCGACGTTAGATTTGCGCGACAGGCCATAATCTCGGCCGGTACTTGGTTTGCGATAGTCAATCTTTCGCTCGCCGATTTGGATTAATGCGTCTGGATTCTCATTTTGTTTTTCGTCTGGCATTTTGCACCTCAGTTAAAAAAATGCGGCGGATGCTAAATCAGGGGGATGTTTTCATCCGCCGCTATTAGTCGTTAGCCCGTTCGGGCCGTAAACCTCAATTACGACAATGTCGCGTGAGCTGCATACTGCCAGTATCCATAACCAACGTTTCGTGTTGCCGATACGCCATAAAGATCGCGTTTGTTGTCAAACCTATCATCTTTATATTCGATCTGGATATCGACTTCGCTCTGACGGATCAATGGCTTCGCCGATGCGTCCGTCCTGAAAGTTACGAACTGAGTCGTATACGCCAGTCTTGCGTTAGGTACAATTTTGACGCTGAAGCCTTTTTCTTCACGGATGATGTTTTGAACCGGGTTGGATTCGCCGCTTCCAACATATTCGGAATTAACACCACCGGCCATAAACTGCCACAGTGTCGGGCTTGTCATGACAAGGAACTGCTGGGCGTTTTCGTTCATCGGTTCGCCTTCGTTGTCCTTGAAGTTCATCATATAGGCAATGACTCCGAGAATGGCTTTTGCTGCCTCAAGCGCCGTCGGGGTAGTCGCAGTTGTTATATCGAGGGCCGAGACTTCGCTTGCTGTGAGCAGGTTTTTCTGGGTGCCGCTGCTGCCTTCGCTGTGGTCTGTATCGAAGAAATACTGTCCGTCATAACACAAACCGTTTGTGCTGCCGGTGCCGTTCGAGATAAGAGTCGACAGAAGTTTGGCCCAGTGAGCTGCGGCTCGCTCTGCAAGCTCATTGATTCTGATCTGAACCTGGCCGGTTTTGTCCCTGCGGATTTCGCTTAGCAAAACATAAAGAGTTGCTTCGAATTCCTTATTTACAATTGTGATACCGTTAGATGTGAATGCCTTGGCATTTCTGCCGCCGATCCATTCTCTCATCATTGGTACCTGGCCAAGCCATTTGTATGTTTCCGATTCCTGATCGCTGTTAAATAGCATCGACACAAGGTCGAGCCATGAAGCGCCTAATGCCTGTTCAAGTGCGGCGTATAATTTACCTATTATCGCCCTTGAACCTAATGCTGATGCTCCCATATGTGTACTCCTAAAAAAAGTTTTATTTTAATTTTTAAAAACAAAAAAGGCGGAGTCTGAGAGGTTTGGGCTCCCAAACAGCCGCCTTTTTTAACTTTGAATTTTCCCGGCTCTGCAGGGCCGAAAAAATCAATTATTCACTATTAACTTTCAACTGCCCAAATTCCACGACTGGCAATTACGTTCCATCCCGTAGCATTCCCGGCTAATTTCAGGAAATCGCCGCGTTTTGCCGTAGCCTTGATATTTGAGAATTTCTTGCCAGCACCGCCTGCCGCAATGCCGCAGCCGCCCGACATTACTTCCGTTCCATTCGGATCGACGTGGATCAATGCTACTCCATCGCCGCCACAGTTGACAATTGTTACTTCATATCCGCTGAGTCCAGTTGCTATCGCAACCAGGGATATCGTCTTCGTATCGGTGCCGAGGTAGATAACCTTGCCGCTATCGGCCAACAAGGTTGTATAATCATCGGTCTTTAAAACCCGATTCAGATTGTTGCCGAATTCATCGACTTCACCTGGTCTAAATTCAACCTCCATATGCGTTGCTGAAACATATCTGGTCACTACGCCAACGTATGAATTAGCTCCGGATGCTCCGGCACCAATAAATGTCAGTGTGGCATCATCGCTTGCATAAACAGGCTGACCAACATCCGTGATTAATCCGACAAGGGCAACGATGAGTTTATACCTGCCCGTCTTCAATGCGATATTCAAATCGCCCGCTGCACCGGCTTTCGCAAGAGGTCCGCTCAATGTGTTATCGCATCTTGACAGTGCATGACCGACGAACTTATCGCCTGCAACAAGAGGACGGCCATAGCCGCTACCATTCTCGCCGACCATTGCGCCTTCGTATACAATGTCATCGGCGATAATCGGGATAGAACCTAAAAACCCTTCAACTTGCGTTATCGGGGCATCAACTGCTAAAGTTGTCATTTGTGTATCTCCTAAAAAAAAATTAATATTTACGTTTTTACCTTACAGTTTTCCGGTTTCCACCGCTTTACTTCTTCAATGCTTTTTCAGCCGCTTCGACACGTACTGAATCACCCGCTGCCGTGGCGCGGACGATATACATGTTTAACGCTTTTTTGCTTGCATCATCTTTTTCCGGCAGTACAAATGGCAGCCTGTCAGGCTGATTGGTTTTGCCGCCAGCGCTGCGATAGCTGCGAATTGTGCCATCGCCGAATGGATCGCCGACATTTAATACAAAGCCTCTGATATTTACAACGGGCGAACCGTTGCGAAGTGCAGCGATTTGCTGATTCAACTCAGAAACTTGTTTAACCAAATCGGTATTTTGATTTTTGAGTGTCGCGTTGGCCTGCATAAGCTGGGCATTTGTTTCGGTTAATTTGTCGTTTTCGCCATTCAACTCTGCATTCTCATTTGTCAACTTCTCGATTGTCGTATTCAACGCTTCTATATCAATTGTCTGGGGCTGCTGCTGCTGCAAGTCCTGACTTTTGCTCACATCAGAACTGTTATTATTATTCTTTGCCATCTTTGACCTTTCGTTCTAAATTTTATTTTCATTTAACTGAGTCACAGTTTGTAGAACGTGCTATTTCACATTCGCCGGTACTCTGCCTTCGCGTTCTGCTTTTTTGAATGCGAGATAGGCTTTTTCGCTGCCGAATTCGGCCTGTAAATCCTGGCTGTCTTTAAATTCAGCCTTAAGATCGTCTTCCGTTTTATTGGCTTCAGATTTTTCTTGTTCTTTCTGCTCGTCGCTGAATTCCTGAAGTGCCGGATCAACTTTCTTCGGCTCTTCCTTTTTTCCTTCAGGCCTTTTGGCTTTGAATTCATCGATCGTCTTTTGGAGTTTTTTATTTTTCTCCTGCAAAGCCTCTTTTTCGGTTTTGCCTTGTTCGAAGCATTCGCTCAAGAGTTGAGCGTCATCGCCGCAAATTTCCTTTAGAGATTTGAACAAGGTACGTTCCTTTTTCTCACCTTCAGCTATACCGGCATCGAATATGTCTTTGTGCAACTCCGGATATTCAGCCTTGAAGGTATCGACTGTAAAATTGGTTTTTTCAGCCATTTGTTCTTTCCTTTCACTAAATCGTGCTAATACGTTTTCAAACTTTTCCGTTTTACAATTATTAAGCGCACCAAATACGCATATTGAACCTTCCATGATAACGGCATTACGCATCACAGCTCCAGGGCCGATGAATGTTTTCCCATTGACCTCTGTTGATTCTTTCTCTCTTAAGAGCTGAATATTGGTTTTATTCATGTCGAACCGAAGCGATGCCTCATAAGGGAATCCCTCGTCAAGCTCATTCTGTCTTTGCTGTGCAAGTGCGCTATTTTTCAGGAATTTCCCTTCGAGCGTAAATTTATTATCGAAGTTGGCCGCTGTCGAATATCCCAAAGGCCTGTCTGTTTCGTGAGCATCGAGAATCGGAATCTTGGACTTTGCCAGCTTCATCGTTTTCAAATCAAACGCCAGTTTGCCCCAGTACCAGTGTTTAACGAATGAACCATCGTAAAGTGTGAGCCTGACACTGTTTTTGTTTTCTTTTTCACCTGCCGCAAATATCTCGATATCGCCGCTGGCAGAAAATACCGATGGATCTGTCATCACTTCCGGTTTTATTTTACTCTCAAGTATTTCAACTGGCATTTTTAATCCTTTCCAGCTTCTGACTCTTTAACTGCTATTTTCTGATCCAAAACGACACCGTTAGATTCAAGATATTCGTCTTCGCGTTTCCGTTCATCTACGATATTTTCAAAATCCTGGCCTTTTCGAGCGTTGATTCTGGTTCGTGTAGTTGAGCCATTCTTAAGCTCCTGTTCGTCCGCAAGGGCTTCTTTATACGGATCAACATAAGGCCATGTAGCGCAAATGACCTCATGCTTAGACATATCATCGCGTTTTGAAAGTTTTTTGTCCTTGACCCACTGATTTATCTTCCAGTTCCACGTTCGAGAGGCGAATGGCTTTAGAATAAATTTCTGTTCTTTCTGCCATTTTGACTGAACTTTCTGATAAGCAATTCGAGCGTTCATAAATGTCGCACCACTGAAATCGAGCGTAATCAGCATAAGAGGCATACATAGAGGACGGCCGATAAATGAAAGCATTTTTGTTGTGAATGGATCGAATTCGCTTGAAGGGCGGCCCATTCCAACGCCTTTGACATCTTCCCCAGGCTCACCGTACTCTATCATGCCAGGTTCGATTTTTTCAAGGCGCTTGCCAGTTTGAGTTTGTCCGCTTGGACTAACTCCGCCGGTGAAGCCTAAAGGAAAACTGCCTTCAGGATATTTTTTTGTAATGAATACAGAAAAACAGGCGTTAATTTTAGCCGCTACGAGTTCAGCATCGCAATAACCGGTTAAGTGATCAATCCAGCGAATGGATGGAGTAAATGCGGGCTGACCGCGGGATTGACTAAATCTTCGCGGGTGAAAGTGGAAATGCACATTTTCAGCATGGTATTTTTTATATGATGAATGTTCGATATAGAAGCCGTTCTCCGCTGGTTTGCCGATATAAAAACCAATTCGTTTTCCGGTCAGATTCGAATAAGCTACGCCGTTTGTTATCTTGAAATTTTCCGGCTTTTTCTGACCGAATGGTGTCCCGATTTGCTCTCCTTCTATCGCCTGAAGTCCGTAATCAGTGTAGATAGTTGCCATATCACCGTCACGGCGGTATGAATAAAACATATTCCAAAGATATTGATTGAAATTAAAAACGCCCGTGATATCGCACGGATTATCTATCATTTCCTCTTGCCATAGCTCTTCGGCAGCCTTATTCCAGCCTTTATCTTTAGTTCTGGCCTGGATATCAACTCCATCGCCGACAACGCCGTCGCATTCCGTTTCAAGCAAACCGGAAACGATGGGATTGTTACGCTCAAGATCGCGGCATATTTCCCGCTGTTTCCATAAAGAATGCTGATCAAGTTGCGTATCGGCGGTCCCGCCAAGGCCTGAGCGTTTTTTATTGAGTCGGTCTGAGGTGTCTACGGCATCATAATAGAAACGTGCCATTTTACGTTTAACCGCTGCCTGTGGCGATACTATACCCACCACTGAATCGAGCGATTCAGATATTTTACGAGCCAGCGAATTTTCATTATTAAATGCCATTTAAAATTCCGCCAATGTTCTCATGCCGCCGGCGGATTCTCTTTGAACCCGTCTTAAAAGCTGTTCTTCTCTATCGTATAAAACTTTCAAATCTGCTTTTCTGAAAGTTCTATTATTAATGGTGATCTCCTGCGCACCGGTTTCGATAGCCGCAATTGCGGTCTGTACATTTGTCAATTGTTCTGCTAATGTCATTGCCATAGTTGCATAATCGGTATATTTTTTAAAAAAAACAATACCCCGATTACTAAAATTTAGTAATAAATCAAAAAAATTTTATAAATTTTATAAATTTGGTGATGATATTACCCTCGCCACTACCTCAATCGACCGGAAAGTGAATCCACAGTCAAGGCATTTGTGATATCTGGTTGGAAGATGAGATGAATCGTAAACCTGCGTTCTTCGGCTTCGACACTTAACGCATTCAATGACAGCATATTCCACGATGATATTATTTATATTGATATCGGCGTGTTTTCTCTGACCGCTTTTTGGCAGTTTAATTTCTGGCAAGTCATCAAGAAATCCGCTCATTTAAAATCCGTTTTAGCGATTCAAATTCGGTAAATTATCTAAAAATCCGCCATGACGCCGCTCTTTACTTTCCTGGGGCATATTTGGCGGCGGCGGGGTCTGCTGCTGCAGCATTTTCGCGCCAAGGATATCGGCGAGCCATTTCGCATAAACTGTTAAATCCCATCCATGGTTATTGGGGTGATTTGTGTCTTTGGGTTCCCATATTAATCTCTTGTATTTACCTTCTTTTCTAAATACTCTGTGTTCGTCGCAGAGCTGCCTTACCAGTGCAGAACTGACATCTTCCGGAACTTGCATATAACCAGGCCCAAATATTTCCGATCTATGCAGCAACTCAAAAACACTGTTTTTAATTTCATTCACATTAAGATGGTACCTTATGATTGGCGCATCATCCTTTTCATTTTTGCGGTACAGTGTGCCTCTAACTTTATCATCGCCGATGACAGGAAAAAGTCTATGCCAGGTTATTTTCTGACAAAAGTTTATTACGGTTTCTTTGTTATACTGGCAGTCAATCGCTGTCGCTAAAGGATGAAATATTTCATTTAGTCGATCTTTCCGCGGGAATTGCATTTTTAAAAAGTTCTCAACAGGTCCCCAATTCTCGATGTTTTTAGTATCGCCGGTCTCAAGTTTATCAAAGAAAATTATCGCTGATTGCCACAGATATCCAACGCCGAGAGTCATCACATAAACATGGTCGAGCTGTACGTCGATGGCATTAACAAGCATCTGGACGTATTCGGGCACAAATCCGCTACGATATAAACCTTTATGCTCAAGTACGATCTTCTCCTGAGTTTTGCCCTGAATTTCATAAAATGGAAGTCCAAGCTGGGAATTGTAAAAATCCTGTAAAGGCTCTTTATCGCCTTTCTTTTTCTCTTCGTTGGCCAACACCCACTCCTGCGATAAATCGCTGACAGTTGTAACCATAGGGCTGATCATAAGAGCATGGCCATGATAACTATAATGCTTTGTTTTTCTTATTTCACCCTCGACCTTGCCGTTCACGACTTTGCAATTTTTAGGACACCACATTCCTTTGCTGGCTGCCAGCCAGCGTTCCTGCTCGGTCCATATGGCGCCGCAATCAGGGCAAACATAGTGAGAATGTTTCGCATCGGAATAATATTCTGATTCATAAAAATTTCCCTTCTCATCTTTTTCAATCCATACATTCCACCAGCTAAGCTGATGCCATTGATTACAATGCGGGCATTTAACCCACCATTCGCACTGATTACCTTTTTTAAATTCCTTATCTATCAGGTCGTCTTCAACAACTGGCGTCGAAACAGCCAGTACCTTCCAGCGTCCCTTGAAAGTTCTCAATCTCTTTTTAACCAGGGACACAGGATCAGCTTCTTTCCCTACTTTTTGCGGATATTTGCCGATTTCATCAAGGGCGAGATATCGAATCGATCTGTTTCCAAGTGCTGCCGGCGAGGTAGCCCACGCGATAAAAAAAGGCATATTGTCAAGTACGGTTTCTTTGCCGCTGTTCAAACTTTCCGCTCGGTTGCCAGGTAAATGTCTCAAAAGCTTCGGCATGGCGCGGAATCCCGGACGAAGCCTGACGTTTACCCGTTCGTTCGCATCGTCTTCACGCGGCATTAAAATCATTGTCGGGCCTGGATCCAGTTCACATCTGCTGCACACAAAAATATTAGATAATTCAGATTTTCCCCATTGAGTACAGCTTTGTATAGTCACCTGAACTTCACCAACTTGCGAAAGTTTCTGCATCGGCTCGATAAGATAAGGTGTATAAAAATTTCGCCACGGTCCGGGATTCGCAGCTCCTGACTGTTCAGGAATCATATAGACTTCCTCCGCCCATACTTCAAGCGAAGGCTTTTCCTTATCTTCGAGTATTTCAATTTCTTCAGGCTGAAACTGTAACGGCTCAACTGCTATCATGCTTTTTCCATAAGACTATCAAACAACGGTTGTAATTCAGGATTTAACTTTAGGTCGATTTTGAATTTGATCATTTCGTTTCTAATTTCAATAAATGATGCTTCGAGAATCTGTCTGATCCGCTCGATAGGCTGATTTTCCACAAGCGCCGGTACTTTATCTATAAACTTATCATACATATTCTTTTCAAGTTGTGATCTTCCCACCAAGCCTGCAATTACAGATTTACGATCAAGTAGTTGGCCTGTTTTTTCCTTCAGTTCAATATCGAGCATTTCCGCTTTTTTGTTTCGCAGCGTTTCAGGTTCGCCCGCTTTGCTTACACCGCCTGTTTTCGTATTTATTGTATGAGTTTCAAACCAGGGAAAGAAAACCGCAAGGTTATATGTTCCATCGGAATTGCGAGACAACCCGTATTTTTTAGGCCATTCATACTCCACCGTTTGGCGAGTTTTTCCAGTGATATCCTGGAGTTGCCGGGATGAAATATGCGAAAGGTCCGCTGCTGGAACGGCCATTTCGTTAACTGACATTCTTTTATATGCCGCCAGAGCTGCCGGCGAAGCCTTGTGCAGATTTTCTTTCAAAATCTTAGAGATTTCGATGATATGCTTATGCCGATGCTGATTAAAGGTATCACAGGACTCGATGTCCGACACAAATATTTTTTTAAGATCGTCATCCGCTTTAAGAAACTGATTTTTTTTTAGTTCTGTTTCAATCTCAATAACTGGTAAATTGGTTTCTGCCAGATCTGCCAGAGCTTTCAAAAACCTTCCACGCTCAAATGCCGCCCTAAATTGCGGTTTTTTAGTAAATAAGTTATTCAGATTTATAGAAGAATGCGATTTGTTTTTTTTATTCGTCTCATCCGTGAGCAGCCGTTCACATTCAGGGATACTTTTACCTTCAAAAGCAAGCGATTTCATGCTTGCCTCGTTCAATGTATATTTACGATCGGCGGTCTGTTTTACCGCGATTTTGGTTTGATTTTGAGGTTTTTCGCTTTTTTTCTTCATTTCGTCTTCGTACTTTTCGAGTTCCTTCAGTTCCGGTCCGGACAGGGGCTGCTTGTTCGCCTGGACTTTCTGTAATAGCCAGACGTAACGTGCAAGAGCTGCCTTCTTGACCGCTGAAACAGGTTCCAATTTTTCATTTTGCTTTCTCTGATACTTTTTTTATAATTTTCACTTCTTAAAAATCAAAACGCGCCGATGTGAAAAAAGTCATACTACCAATATGACCGGCGGTTAAGCTGATACT